TCTGTACCTGCACCTAGAATAGGTGTCTTATTCATTTCAAGATAAGCCACACCCCCGATAGTACCCTGAGATACTGATCCATTTAGGTAGTAGTTAACCGAAGAACCGCCACCACCTCCACCTTGAGGAAAGTCTGCTAGGCTACCATCTCCACGAATGTATTGGGATACTGTTCCTGCACCTGTGACAGCTATAGTTCCGCTGCTTGTGATAGGGCTATTTGATACAGTAAAAGCAGAAGGCATAGAAAGACCTACGCTTGATACCTTACTATTAAAAGTTGACCAATCAGCAGAGGACAAAGCCCCTCTATTGGTAGCTGAGGCAGTAGGGATATTGATAGTGATATTCCCCGAACTTGTCACAGGTGAACCTGTCACATTTATGTTAGTTCCCGTAGTACCTAATGTGATGCCTACAGAAGTGACACCCACATCTAGGTTATCCTGCATCCAATCTTGGATAGTGGATATAGTGACCTTATTCGTAGTGATAGCACCGCTTGCTACTATAGGTAGAACATCATTATTCGCAATGTTGATTCGCTCTACTAGTTGACTTATTCTCTTATCTGCCATATCGATTAAATATAAAATCTAGAAGTTCCGTTTTCTTGTAGCATATAGAAGTCATCTTCAAGAAGGATGTAGTCATAGTCTACAGGGCTGATGTTTCTTAGGATCTTGAATAGGGATACATAGGAAAGCCCGTTCGCTATTGGGTTATATTTATCCACCTTCTCAAGTTGGAAGAAGTGAACCCCTACTTTCACAATAGTCCTAAAATCTAGGTTCATGATGTCCGTAGGTGTCAAGTAGAAATACCCCTCAAGGAGTCTACTATTCCTGTCACCTATTGAAGTGATCAGTCCTTCATAGTATTCCTTGTATAGGTTAACTCCTGGATATACACCAATCGAGAAATAGACCTCCCTAGGATTAGCGAAAAGCACATCTGTATTCGGTGCTATAGGATCATCTAGGTGACCTGCATAGGGGTAGGCTGTGTAGGTCACATCTACATTCCCTGCATATCTTATCTTCCAAGCAGGACACGCTACCTGTGGCTTCCAATAGGCTATTCTAGGCTTGAAGTTATCAGGTATTTTGACCCCATTTTCTACCTTATAAAGGTGAATCATGATCTGCCCTGCTACCTGCTCCCTCATTACAGGTGGACTGAAGACCACCTTCACAGTCTTTGTGTCTAGTATAAAGTCATTGTCTATGATGGTTCTACTTTCACCATAGGCTTGATTGAACTTAGTCTTGTAGGATGTACTCCAATAGTCACTATCATCATCAAATGTAAGCCTGTATTCCTTGGCTGAAAGTTCTGATAGTGGGGTGATTGAGATCTCTTTGCTTTGATCTAGCTTATCACTCCAATCTAGTGCCTGATCCTTGAAGGTTCTGTAGAATTCATTGTATGGGATTATCTCTAGGACATTTGTCCGAAGCCTGTCCTGAGTTACATACAAATTGTACATTGAGATGATAGACTTCAAAAAGTCACGCTGCTTCAAAGATTTTGGAAGGGTGTATTCTATTTTCATAGTATCCCCCTGCTCAAGTTCTACTGCCACGGGTACTGTGTTGCCTATCTTGAAAGATCCTATAGGTGCTATTACTACTTCTGTCTGAATGTTTGGGTTATCACCTACACCCTGAAGTGCTTGACCTGTCAATCTGATCTCAAAGTAGTCATCAAAAGCAAGGTCTATTCCACCTGAAATATCAACAGTCCAATAGTAAAATTGACCTGCTGAAATTAGTTGGGCATTCCTGGTAGAAGACAAAATCTGTGATCCATTCTTCAAAACAGAAACTGTCCATTGATTATTCGTGAATGATTCTAGTGATTCAAATGATAGCCTAAGATCTAAGGTCAATCCTGTGTTTAGGTTCTGTGTCTTATTCCATCTGAATCTAGTGCCTGAGTTTTGGATCGTGAACCCTGATGCCAAAGTGCTACTAAAATTTAGCAGCCTAGTGAAGGAAGGTGTGGTAGTAGTTTCCTGCTGATAAAGTACAGGAGTCTGATGCAGTAGGGTAGTGCTTTCCTTGGTGATGGTCTTCTCTGCCGTGATCAAAAGTAGCTTTCTGAAATAGACTGAACTGAAGATCGGAGCAGTCACTTGGAAGTTAGCCTCAGCAAAGATCCTTTTAAGAATCTCACTTACAAATACAGCAGGTTTGAAGTTGGTGATGGGAAAGGTGACATTGCCATCTGTTGAATAGCCATAATCTACCAAAGGATAGACATAGTTCTGCGCACCATCTACCCAATCTGTTCTACTCCAAGAAGCCTCTATATTGGTTCTATTCCATACATGGTCATAGTCATCAAAATCTAGATCTGCTAGAGTCTTATCCCCTAGTTCATGAAGGATGTCCCGAAGTCTTCCAAACATATTCACTTCATATACTATGTCCCCTTCCTTGGAGTTGATTTTCATCATCCTTAGAACTCCATCAAAGATTTTGACATTATCTAGGAAGATCTGCGCCTGTGCCTGCTTTGCAGGGTTAAAGTTCTGCCCTATGTTTACATCCCCGACTATGTAGTCATTGCTTACAGAGATGTCAAAGATGTTCCCGAATAGCTGCTGATTCTTTGCCGTACTTGGCAGGGTTAAAGTCTTTGAATAGGATGTGTTTCTTCTCTCAATGTCGCTAACATCAGCCACAGAGAAGGTGAATTCTACATCTATATCACCTAGGGTATCCGCTTCTATACCTTCTACAAATAGCCGTGCGCTCATATTACCTGTCGGGGGTTAGAAAGTTGAAGTTCCACATCTAGTTCAATATTGAAGACCTTATCAGAAGCAGTCTTCTTGATCTCATAGCTAGTAGGCATAGGCTTGACAGGAATCCATGAAGGGGTGATATAGTTATCATTCACCACATTCAAGAAGACCAATGGGGAAGAATGTAGTTCCCTAAGTAGTTCAGCCTGTGCATCTGTTAGATAGTCTGAAATGATCTTCCAATTCTGTGTTTCATTTGTGTAGTAGATCGGATTGATGTTCTTCACCACTATGCCATTAGCCTCATAGATATCCCCTGAATAGTTTCTTTCATATCCCTTCTTTTCAATCTGAAAACTAGTCTTATTCACTAGATCAAAGTTGAAGAAATCAAAAGCCCCGTATTTGTTCAGGTAAGCTATGCGCATAGGATCATACTTTCCACAGGATTGGGTGAATAGGGTAGCAAATTTGTACCTTCTTGCAGATCCGTTATTCCAATTCACAAATAACTGAATAGATTCCACATTCGACCCATAGGTCATGGGAGTGATCTTGAAATAGGTCACACTTGTAGTAGCTACTGCCGAAGGTGTGATATAGTAGGTTGCTGTAGTAGCGTTTGTGTAGGTGACCAATAATTCGCAGTTTGTCAAAAGCCCTGTATTTATAAAGGATATGATCTGTGAATCTGATTCCCTTACTTTGATGGTAGTCCAATCTGATAAAGGCTTGTATACAGTATTGCTAGATCCCCAATATTGTGCCTGATTTGCATACCAATTTTTTAATTCTAGCAAAGGCAAAGCACCTGCAAAAGCATACTTAGTAGAACTCACTACCTCACTAGCCAAAACTATCACGAACTCCCCACCTACTTCATAGTACTCATAGCACTTCAGGTAGAAGCCCTTGATCACATTGGTAGAACTTGATGAATTCGCAGTCTCATAGAATCCTTTGGAATAGGTGAAGTCTACAGAGACATACTTAGAGACATCAAATTCTACAGGATCTCCTGCATCAGCAGGGCTATCATAGTAGGCAGTAGTCACAAGTTCATTTGCTGCATTGTATACCTTCACCACATACTTGAATCCGATCTCTTCTGAGTTCGTGCTGCTTATGCTGTAGTTAATCCTGTTGAATGCAGGTAGGATATTTATGCTAGGTTGGGTGAGGGTGATCATTTGCTTATTTTTAAAATGAGTGAATCGCTTCCAATGGTTTGGATATCGACATTGAATTCAGGGGTAGCTTCATCAATTGATTTCTTGATAAATTGCCTTCCTTCAATACCATATTTTTTGATGTAGTAGGCTAGTCTTTTTGCACTAGTTGAGATCTGAGGAAGCACCTGTCTGCCTTCTATCAAGTTAGTAGCATCTATCTCCATGTTCTTTCTCTGCATCCATCCTTCTAATTGTTTTAAGGCTTCTAAAGGCATGAAATAATTCTGAAATTGATAGTACCTACCTTCATCATTTTTGTAGGTCTTCCGCTTATTTTGAACACCCCTCACACCCTTATCTATGTAGTCGGCATAGTCTACCCCTACTTTGATTTCAAGCCTGTATCCTGTCCTTGTTTCGCTTACTCCAATGACTGAAAAGGAAGAAGCTAATTTGCCCTGATCCGCAGGTGAGTATTTGGCTAGGTTATCTACTAGATTGATCCCTAGCTTCTCCATAGCGTTCTTGACATTTGCCACAAGTGTACCCTCTACCTTAGCTATGTATTCACTAGGCTTGAGTTTCCTTCCTCCTATCATTAGGTCTGCTACTTGAGTTTCTGTTGCAACTGCCATTTCTTGTACTGCGCTTCTTTATCCTTGTTATAATCCTTCAAATATGCTAGGGTGTTCAAGTACTCAATCACCCTGAGATCATAGGCTGCATTGACTGTGATGTTTTGGAAGTCTGCAACTTGCTTAGTGCTAAATACCCACCCCCACCTTGCCATAAATCCACTACCTTTTTCCCCATCTCCTGATTCTGCATTGAGTAGGTTATTGTACTGCTTATTAATTCGCTGAATAGTTGACAAAAAAAAAGCATACAGCTATATACTTCTAGAAAATTTGCCCCTAGCAAATCATCAGCCACCACATCATGAGGGACTACCCCATAGCCTTGATACTTATCACCTTGCATAGGAATGAAGAAGCAGGCAGCAATCTTATTGATCTGCATGATCTCCCCACTGAATGAAAGAATATCTATGTACTGCCCTGCCGTGATCTCGTGTAGTTCAAAGCAGAACTTGTATCTGTTATCACCTACCTGCAAATAGTCCACAGGCTTAGTCTCAGGGATATTGTCAAAGAAGGATAGCTTCTCAGCGTACTCATGCAAGAGATCTCTGTACTTGAAATCATCATAGAATTCTTCATCATTCCCCTCCACAATTGAAAGCATTTTTTGCTGCTTTTCAATGATGTTAAGATTTGAGTTTGTCTCGATATCGTACAGGCTGATGAACTGCCCGACAGTCAATTTATCCCACATAAAAAGAAATATATTTTTTTGCTTTGATGTATCTATCTGAAGGAGTACTTCCCTAGATGGCTTGATGTGATCTTATTCACCACCGAATACCTAAGTGCGTCTAGTGCGTGATTGAAATTATCCACGGGCTTATTTGTCATCTGCCCATTCTTATCTTCTATATATTTGTAGTTCCTGAGTTCTTTGATCAGGTTGTAGCTTCTTTCTGTTGCGTGTAGCTTGTATCTCCTGATGATGTCTATCCCTATGTTTATAGATCCTTTGATGGTAGGCTTCACATTCCACCCCATCCTGTAGATCTCTTCAATACTTTTAGGTTCTGCACTATCTGCGAATACTTCATTGCTCCTGTCAAGTCCAAGTACCTTCATCTCATTTGCTATGTCCTGATTGGTCATGCCTGTCCTGTACAGCAATTCATCCACATACATGGAATCATCTAAGATGTAGGTTCTCACTAGGCTAGTAGGATCTGAACTATAGCCAAAGTCAAGGCCATAGCTTACTAGCTTGGCTTCTTTTGGTATTTCTTTGGTAGTACTGAAAGTATACACCAAGGATCTGCTCTGCCCCCTTTCTCCTAGTCCGTAGACCCTCCAATAGTTCTCATCTATATCCTTGAGTCTTTCAATCTCTTGTTTGATCTCAGACCCTAGGAATGGGTTATCCTTGTAGGTAGTCTGATAGAATTCTACATCCTTTCTAGGTAGTACCTGATCATAGATCCAATGAAATTCTTCTGAAGGGTTGAAGTCAATGATCACCTTTTCATTCGTTCTGAATAGTAGCTGCTGCCAATCTTCAAAGTTCAATTCATTGGCTTCATTAGCGAATAGCAGATCCCTCTTTCTACCCCTGATCTTCTGAGGCATATCAAGGGATATGAATTCTATGGTGTTGCCATTTAGTCTATATTCTGATGCTGTCTTTGAGTGATCATCTTCTGAGTAGATCTCATGATCCTTCAGGATGGTAAGGAAGTCACGCATGACAGTACCCCTCAAAGCAGGGTAGGTCTTCCTACAGATCGTGATGACCTTATTCGTGTTCTTTTCGCAGTATGAAAAAATGATCCATAGAAGGATATTGTAGGTCTTCCCTGATCTAGTGCCACCTTGCTGAACTACTATCTTAGCTTTGCTAGTCTCAAGATGCCTGAATACTTTATTTGTTTTTATACTAGATACTTTCATCTAGAATAGTGACTTCAAAAAATTTCTTTCCATCTGCACCTGTGATCTCCTGCCTTTCAACATATCCCCTAGACTTACCCTGAGTTTTAAGAAAGAAGATAGTAGCAGTCATGTTACCCTCCTGCATCCCTTTATCAAGCATAGATTCCGCAAAGTCAAGCCTTCTATTTCTTCCTTCCTGTACAGCCTCTTCTAAGCCCTCCTGCTCAATCCATTTGTAAAGGGTAGCCCTTTCTACACCCAAAGACTTTGAGGCTGTAGAAAGATTGCCAAATGCCTTCACAATTGCTTTCTCTATCACGGATCTATCAGGCTTTTTCATATTGTTCAATTTTGTGCAATATTGAGCGCAAAGGTCAGTCCGACTGCCATCTCCTAGTTGGAATACTAGGTGGGTTACCTTACCCTATTTGCGCAGGTTGTTCTTTTTTTGGATATGGTCTATTAATAGATATACACAAAGGAATTAGAGTTTTATCTATTGGATAAATATATTTTCTTTTTCCAGGAAGTATTCTTTTTACACTCCCTTTCCCATGTCTTGAATGAACCCATTTTCCATTTATCAAATATTCAATTCCACTACTTTTTGATTCATCAATGAAGTACCAATTTGTTGCCTGATAAATAGTACCAAAATGATTTTGACCTTTATCACTATAAGATACCAAAACTTTCAATAAAGGACATGATTTTTTTACTAGTCTCATAGCAATACCCAATACCTTAGATGTCAATCCGTGTTTTGAATTTAATGCTACCCTTCTTAATTCTAATACTTGACCATTTTTCAAGTTGAATGAAGGAAGGATATTTGGAGTCGCAGGATATCCAAAAATAACAACCCCACAAAATTCAGAGTTATCATTGAAAACAGAATAAGAAATATTTGCACCACTAGGAATTCTTTTTGCATAATGAAAATTCATACACGCATATTTAACTGCTTTTTGTGATGCAATTTCTAATCTCATATTTCTCCTGCTGAAACGCTAAAATATGCTCCTTGATATTTTCTATCTAATAGTTCTTGAATATCAATTTCTGCCTTTTGTAATTGTTCAGGACTTTCAAAGGTGATTTTCATAGTAGCAGGTTTGTTCTTGTCTTCACCTATTAAATCTTCCATGTCAGGTTCGTGATCAAATATAGGTACATCAAGACCCCATTCTTCTATCTGATCTTGATCCCACTCATTTGCAATCATATCCCAATCCCATTCACCGAAGCCTACATTATCCTTAATTATAAACTGCTTTTGTTCATCTTCTGTGAGATCATCCGCAAAGAT